CTGAAATCGCAAATAATCTTCCTACCGAAGAACAAGTAACACAAATTATAGAAATGGTCCAAGACCAAATGGCTAAATCTGCGGACAAACAAACCAAATCAGAAGTCAAAGTCCTATCCGCCGACGACGCCGGAGCCGCACCCGCAGACGCACCCGAAGGCGCCGTCCCACCCGCCGACACCACCGCACTCAAACCCGAAGGCGCAGACACCGACACCACCGCAGACACCGACACCACCGCAGCCAAACCCGCCGAAGAAGCCCCCCCCGCCGCCGCAGTCCCACCAACCCCAGAAGAACTCGCAGCCGCAAAGAAAGAGGTTGAAGACGCGGAATCCAAGTTCAACAACGCATCTGAGGCTGATAAAGCAGCTGCTCAAATAGAACTATCCGCAGCTCAAAAAAAATTAACAGATCTTGAAGCAAAGAAAGGTGGCCGTCGTCGTTCTACCCGCAGACGCCAAAAGAAGAGCGGCAAAAAGAGCCGCCGCCAATCAAAGAAGGGCGGCAAGAAGCACCGCAAAAGAACCAGCAAGAAGGGCGGCAAGAGCAAGAAGCGTTCTCAACGCAAGCACTAAATTCCATTCCATGATTCCATTTCATTTCATGATTCCATTCATTTCATTCATTCCATGATTCCATTATTCCATTCATTCCATTATTCCATTATTTTTAGCAAGGTTTCACGCGAAAAATAATGACGATTCAACGACGATGTCGACGACGGGTGCGGTGGGTGCGTGTGCGCTTCGCATAATGATGGTTACGGGTCCGTTTTTTGCCACCACCCATAGGTTTTACTCTAACAGATTCTGAAAAAGAAGGGGGTTTTAGTTTTCTAACTAATATTCCGGGTTTTATATCATCCTTTAATCCATCAAGCCAACACTCATCACTTGGATGAAAAAATTGTCGTTTATGCTGTGCGTCTGCGTCTCCTTGTTTAGTACAACTAACGCCATAATAACACATTTCGGGTAATCTTCTACCATTCCTGACACTATTTTGCGCGAGATAATCAATAGCCCATCGTCGTAATTCACTAGACAAGTATTTCATTACTTCTGTAGTGTAATTATTCAATTTATCTAAAGGCCATTTTCTAAATAATACATTTTTATCATCGGATTTACTATTTTGAACTGCGTGATCATAAGAATTAAATAGCCCTCTTACTATACTAGTAAAAAATGTCATCAATAATAATAAATTAGCGTGTATTTTATTCAAATAACTTAATACATGTTTTACATATTCGCATTTTTCAGTTACTGAAAATGACGCATAATCAGGAGGAAATTTTATTTCGCGTATCATGGTGTCTAAATCTAATTTCATTTTTGTCGAAATAGCACTCCATATTTTTTCTACTAAAAATATACGATCAATAGAATCTTCTGTTATTCTACTTGTTAGATCATCAAATGATATATTTGGTATTAAATATTGGATGCTCGTTAAATCTGCTTCTTGTCTATCCATACTAATTATATTCACTAACCTACGAATATGATCATCGTTTATTCTCCTTTCCCTTAAAATAATAATAAATATATCTACAAATACATTTGCGTTAGTTTTTGCTGTTGCGGATGATTCCGTCATATGTAAACAATAATAAAACAATAATATTATTGTTTATACTTAAACTATAAGTGTAATATAATCTTTGAATAATAAATATACAATGTCCGTGCCTCTACCCCCAACTCCACCAACACTCCCCGACACCATCGCCATTCTCTCGGAGATATGGAATACAAACGCGGCCATCCCCGACAACGAGCACATTCTCGAACGAATCCACGCCTACGTCAAGACGCAGCTCCCGCAATCCATCAAGAACTACCAGACCGCGCACGCCGAACGCGAAACACGCAAACAATCTCTCGCGATCGTAGCAGACGAAATAACCGAGACCTTCCTAAATAAGACGAAGTATTTCTATTGTTCGGCATCCGAGCTTTATTTCACATATAATAATCAGGTACGTTATTCTCTCATAAACGAGGATGAAATCCACCACCGAATTCTGGCGTTCACATCGGAAGCCTCCGGCACCCTTGGCGCCTGCGCTTCCTCGGTGAGTTATCCTAATAACAGCACGAATGGAGCAGTTGCGAGCGCGGTTGGTTGTGCGAGCTCGAGCGCAAGCATTAGCACGAGCATCAAATACAAAATCAAGAACCGGATCATCAAGAGTATCCAGACCCGAGATATTCTCTCATCCATCCCCGAATCCCGCACTATTCAGAATGTAATTGCGCACATCTACCCCGCGCTATTCCGAAGCCGCGACCACGCCAAATATTTCCTCACCATCCTCGGTGATGTCATCCTAAAGAAATCCGCGCCGCTTATCTACTTCATCCCGCCTCTCGCGAAGGAGTTCATCAAAGACCTAGGCGGCGAGTGTTATGCCTTATTCGGTTCAACTGCCAATTCTTTCAGTACCGCATTCAAGTTCAAATATTATGAGCATCAGTATAAGGATTGTCGGGTTGTGGATATTCAAATACAAACGCCATCAGCGTCCCTTCTGCGTCTCTCGCACATGCCTGAACTCAAATCATCGGTAATCGACCTCTTCTGTGTTGCCGCGCATTATTCGCACCGGTTCGGCAGTGCCGATGACTTCTTGCGCCTTCATTGTAAAACGCCAGAAGTCAGCGCGCATGCGTGGTTTTTACGCGACCGCACCGACCAGCAAATCATCCAAGAGTTCATGAAATACGCGACCGAACCCGCATCGGCCGAACACGAAATATCTATGACCAATATGTTATATCTCTGGAAGATGTATCTCTCGGAGTTTCGTTTCCCAAGCATGTTTTTTGCGGCGACGTTGCGCGCGAAGTTGGCGGAGCATACCACCGGCGGCGGCGCAGGCACGGCCGCGATAGATGTAATCCCGAATCGCACCAGCAAGTACCTCCCCGTCGTCAGCCAGTTTCGCCAGTTTTGGACCGAGCACTGTTTCACCGATGACCACGAAATCGAGTTGGAGATCGACGAGCTTTCAACATTATTCAATGAATACTCGTCGGCATCCGCCACCGCCACCGCTGCCGTAAGCGACACCGCCCTTCTCAGTATGCTCCGCCATTTTTATCCCGAGATCATCATTGAGGATGATAAATATATACTAAATGTCGGTTGTAAATTATGGAACAAGACTGCTGAAATCAACGAATACTTGGAACAATTCAAACAACAGTGTTTGACGAACCATCTTTCATTTCCACAACCGTTATATAATGCTTACGAGTTTTATTGTGGGCGCTGTTATTCTGCGGCGAAGCGTCGTATTATCAGCAAACGATATTTTGAGAAGTATTTCATGGAAGAATACACGGATTACATCGATGAAAACGGAATGATTACGATTAAGTGGTGGGTCATAGCAGATGAGTCGACGTCGCCGCATGCTATAGCGGATTACGACGACGACGAAGACGACGACGACGCGGCCATGTCATAAAAGTTATAGAGAATGCCGAGGGATTCGTGCCCTAATTCCGGATGAAACATCAGGCCATATACGCGGTCTTTCACGAATTCAAACGCGCATGCTTGGTGACGCCGACCGTCGCGAAATTTCTTTATCCACGCAATCTCTCGAATACCGCCGTGTGGAGGCGCAACCGGAAGTTCATGAAAGTAAAAGTGTAGCTTCTCGCTCCCTTCTTGACCTTTGAATATATTATCTCTCGAGAGATCTAATTCAACCTCCTGACTTCCAGTCCATAAACTGTTATACGTTTGAAGCGTCCCGCCATAATATACCATCAACAGCTGGCACCCATGACATATTCCTAGAACCGGTGTATTCGGAAAATGGTATAAGTAATACATCTCAAGGTCGAGCTCGGGCTGGATTTCATACGGTTTGACGCGAAAACGAGCACCGGGTATAATAAGCCCGCATATATCTCGGCGCTTGATGACTGTGGGATCACATTTCCGAGAGACGATATACGGTATCTCTCGCGCCGCAAGGGCTTTATACAATTCGCGCAGTTTGTTGCTATGATTGGGCGTCTCGCGTGTAATGATCAGCAACATCGTTATTGTTATTGTTATTGTATTGTTATTGTTATTATATATCACTACAATTTTTTACATGTATTGGCCACCGCCGCGCCCGCCGCCGCCACCGCCGCTGGTTTGATTCACAATCTTGCCGCCTTCGATGTATATTTTCACAGGAAATGTCGCCGCAAACTCGGAGTCGTGTGTTACGACAATCAACGTCGTCTTCTTTGACATTTCGTTTATCATCTGGATGACATATTTCTTGTGAAACGAATCAACCGCAGCGGTTGGCTCGTCCATAATCGTGATGGGTTTATTGCTAAGGTAGCTCCGCAGTAAGTAAATAATCTGGCGCTGGCCACCGCTTAAATTCTCGCCTCTCGACCCCGCCATCGTATCCAGCCCCTGCGGCAGTTTTTTAAACACGTTCATCACCTTCAGCTTGTCCAAGATTTCAATCACCTCTTCTTTCGGTGTATTTGTAGCGTAACATATATTTTCCAGTACGGTTCGGTTGAATAACACGACCTTTTGGGACACAATCGATAATTTACTTCGCAGATATTCGCGGTTGAGGTTGCGTATATTCACGCCATCGAATAATATTTCACCTTCGGTCGGTTTAAAGAAACCGGATAGTAGTTTTATAATTGTGGATTTACCGCTGCCGTTTGTACCGATGATTGCGACACGGTCGAGAGATTTTATTTTGAACGATACATTGTCGAGAGTTTTGGGCACGGGCACCGCCTCCGAATCCGCCACCTCCGCCGCCTTCGCCGCCTCCGCCACCTTCGCCGCCTCCGCCACGTCGTATTTGAATGATACATTCTTGAACTCAATATTCCCCGTAATCGGTGTATTCGTCTGTGTCCCATTTTCATCCTTTTTCACCAGCAAATTTTTAATGTTTGATTCGTTTTCTGCTAATTTACCATACTCAGCAATTACAACGATACTTCTCTGTGACGCGGTCTTAATATACCGCACAAAAAACAGGATTATAATAATGATTTTTATGGTGGTGCTGCTATCTACTTGTCGCTTTTTGTACATACGAAGAATGAAATAGACATAACCTACAAGGACGGCCGTTATAGCAATAGACAATATATAACCGCTCTTTGATGTATTCCATAATTGGTTTTCATGCGCGGTGTCGTATATCGCGTGTTTATTCGTCAAATACTCCTTCTCGTCGTTTATTTTCTTTGTACAAATAATACTAATGGAGTTACTCAACACATCATCTATATTCGACATCAGGTCTTTTTCTTGACTTTCTCGTTGTTCGGACGTGTTCTTCGTTTCCAACAGAATATAATAATATACGACGAAAAATAGCGCGAAGACAAACACGGTAAAGAGGCCGATGGTCGGATTCAAATACAAGATATAACCTAGAATCACAATCGTGGTCAACGCAAAAGTAACAACCCAGTATATAAACCGACCGGTAAATGATGTCACTGTATTGGGTATCTTCAATGTTTTGATGATGTGATTGGAAATATCTTCTTTCTCGTATTTTACCTCGATGTTTTTGAAGATCACGTCGATGAGTTTGAACCGGATGAATTTCTCCATCATCGGATAATAAATCTTATCGAAGTAATTGCCCACCATATAAACGCTGTCAATAAATATGCTTAATGCTGCTATTTTCCAAAGAATTGTTATCGAGTTATTGTATTCGAGACCGTTGATAGCTGTTGTGAAATTGGTAAATAAGTCAGAGAGCACAATCATCTCAATCGGATTACATATTAGTGTAGTGACAATGGTTATGAATAACCAAAACTTATTATCTTTTACAAATTCTAAAATATAACTGATAATGATATTATTATTCATAT